CGTGTTGGCCGCCCCCACTGGTTCAGCTCCACACCCAGCCGCCATTCATGCCCCAAACGGTCGCTTACGCCACTCTTATCCTCATCCAACTGGTGCGCCTCGATCAGTTCCAGCGCAATCGGCACCCGACCCTTACCCATCGGCTGCCGCACAATACGTACCAGACACTCCCCAGACTCAGGAAATGCACTGGCAATCATCATCTCAAATCCCTGGAAGCTTAGCCTCCCGGCTACATCACACGTGTTAGCTCGACACCACCGCCGCCATGATTCCTCCATAATTTGGTTTCGCCTTTCATCTTTCTCCTTACCGCCGGCCTTCATAATCTGACCCTGCATCTGGATCCCACGTGGTCCTACCACGTTGATCTGTGTAGTCCGCTTCGCCTGCCGTGCATACGGATTGTCCCTGCACAACTGGCACGCTCGATCACGCAGTACCTTTAGACTTACCCGCAGTTCTGCATCAGCAGAACTCGTCGGTGCTACAAAATCATGCAGCAACCGGTTCCTACGAGCTGCTTCATATATCCGCTGGCCCTGCTGCCGCCCATGCCGCGTCTGTAGAATCTGCTTCCGAATCCAGTTACGAATACCCATCACATCACCCCGTTAAACCGCACATGCACTTTACGCGGATCACCTAATCCCGCAGCAATCATCTCCGCCCTCTTTTCACGCATTACATCTGCCTTCAACCTATCTCGATACTTAATCAGCTCTGCTAAATCAGCACGTCGCACCTTTCGCCCGCCACTACCTAACGCACCAATCTGATACTCCTGCGCTCCAGCAACTAACGCCCTGATCGCTTCATCCGCTGCTGCTAAGTCACGTTCCGCCTGGCTTCGATCATCAAACGCTCCAGCCTGTCCCTGAAACGCCAAACTCTGGCGAACAGTCAAACTCCCACGACGTACGGTCAACGCCGCACCATCTACCGTCGCAACCACCTGCAACTGCCACCCGCCAGCAGCCATCGCCCCAGTCACCTGGCTGCTTAACTCAACCTGCCACCCATCAGCAGTATCCGTCCCACTCGCCTGCACACCAGCACCAGCAGTCGCACCCCTCAACCACACAGTCAACGCCTGCGTACCATCAGGCGCTGCCTCGATCCATCGGATTCGGTCACCCTGATACAACTCCAGCGGGCTACTCATTAAATCACCCTGAATGATCGGCGCCGGCTGGGTGCCTTGTTTTCTAAGCCTACCGATGACACCCTACTCGCCTCAACCATCCGCTCTAGCTGATCCCACATTGTCGCCCGGTTGTAGCGCCTCGCCACTAGCTGCAGCGCTGCATACGCCATTCTTGTGCAGTCCCCCCCCTCATCCCTGCTGCCGGTCGGCTTATCCCATTTGTACTCCCGACGGCCTGATCCTTTTTTTGGCATCTTCTTCCACGGAAACAACTCCGCCAGAAACTGATCCGTAGAAGCCATGCCAAAATGCAAATATCCTGGCCCGGGGCTCTCTTGTCGTAATCTGCCTTGCAGATGCTGAATACTTGTCTCATATCCTACTGGATACATCAATACACCCTTCTTAATCACACTCTGATTCTTTCTGTTGATATTCACCGGCACACCCTTGCCAATCAATAGCTTACTTTTGCTTTGCGATCCTTTCATTGGCACCCACTTGCCTTCCCTTGTGCGACACCAGTCCCGCACCTCATGCGTTGCATATCCACCATCGTCAATACCACCTAACGCAATCTGCAACTCTGCACCATCCTCACGCTTCCACTTTGTCTCCAGCACTGCATCCAACTGATTTAACGTCTCAAACTGTTGCGGGTCGCCATCAATCTCAAAATGCCCCACATGCCATCCTTCCTCACCGCGACCCCATCCCCAAATCGTCACCACCAACCGCTCAGCTATCGCACCACCGCCACCCTGAACATCAACGCCAGCAGTCAACACCAACACACCATTAGGCACAACATCAGCCGGATACCCATTTCCAGCGTTCACATCCTGCCGCCGCTGAGACAATCCTTCTACGTTCAGCTTTCCGGTGATCGTGTCTTCCCACGGCACACCCAACACCGTGTTATGGAATGTCTGCATTAAATCCGTATCGCCCTTGCGCATCATTTCTAGCGCTTCCTTGTACTCACTTACCAGGTTTCCCCACTCCGCACCAGCATGATAGCTATACGCTGCCCAGATATGCCTACTCCTTACCCTGGGATAACCATCCTTTAGTATCTGCTGGCTACGGTCTAGCCCTAGCGGACATGCCCATCCGCCATTGGCATCCATCCACCGCAAACTGGCATAACCAATTAGCTCATGGCAGTTCTCACATTCATACTTCCCCGCATCATCCCCTTCTTTTCGCATCTGCTCCCACCTAAGTGCCTGATACTCCCCACAATGCGGACAAGGCAGATACCGGTACTGCTGATCACCCTTCTTAAACCACTGGTGCGTCTTGTCGTCAGGATAAATTGGTGTCCCGCCAATAATAGTCTTGCGATTCCATGTGGTAGCAGACCGGTTCATCCCTAGCTTGATCTGATCGCCTTCGTCGATTGCGTCATACGCTGAAGGCTCTTCAAATATCACCACCGTACGTTCCTTGCGCCGAAACCCCTTGCCACTAGCAGCGCTCACAATATCAATCAATCCACCATTCGTTAGCTTCTTAAGCAGGATTGTATTGGTAGCAGTTCCTCTAGCTTTTGACTCAGCGAGCAACCCCTTCAAACTTGGCGAATCTCTAAACAGATCTGATATGTCTTCCTTGCTGTACTCCTCTGCATCGTTCTGTACTGGCTGCACAATCATTATCTTGCTTGGTTTCCAGTGCGAGTAATACTGCACCGCGCCGATCTTTACGCACTCAGACCAGCCCACGCGGGCTGACTTCATACATACTTCCACTTCCACATACGGGCTGGTGAACCCATAAAACCAGTCGCGCTGATACGGCCTAGTCGTCCACTTGCCCTTGCTGGCCGCGTTGCCCGTAACGTGCCCATACGTGTCCGCATACTCAACCCCATTCAGAAGCGGCCGCGGCCTAAAACATTCCGCCAAACTCCTTGCCATCGCAACCCGATCGCGGTTAATCATCTCGTCACATCCGCTTCCGTAAACTCCCAATCAGCCACGTTCTGCAAAAACTGATTAACCAGTTTCGTAATAATATCCTGCTCTTCTACCGTAAGATGCGGGATCTGATTCTTGATCTGCTGCGGCAAACTTAACGCCTGATCCTGCAACGTCAGCGCTACTGCCTTCCGCGCCTGTTCTACATCCTCTCTATACACCAGCTTTTCCTCCAGCAACTCGCGCTCTACCTGCAGCTTCAGTTTCTTTTCGTACTCAGTCCAGGCTCGCTCGGTGTTGAAGTCTGGTGTACTGCCACCAGAAGCAGCAGGCCGCCTATCTGACTCAGCTGCATTACTCTTGACGGCCATTCGTTCCTTTCCTGGACGCAACGGCTTCTGCACTTCTTCCACTGGGGCTTTTCGGCTACCGTGCCTGCTCTTCGTCTTCGGCACCTTTGCCCACGCATCATGCAGACCCTCCCGCCGCACATGCCGCACACCATTCACCAGCACCTCATCAAGAAACCCGTTCTCGATCGCCCGGTAAACCTGATTCCTACTCGTCAGCTCCAGCACTGCCGCAGCTTCACGAATAGTCAGCAGCTCAGTTTCAGCCACGTGTCACATCTGCTTGTCACAATCTACCTGTGACAGAATCTATGTGACAGGCCGGTTTGCTGCGGTTCTGGGGGGGTTGCTGTGCCTTGCCGCATCAGCTAGTCACATAACCGCAACATGTTCTCAATAGGCAAGCCGCGGGTCGGAACTAACCGCGTAGCAATACCCTGGGAAGGACCCAAAGCCCTTGCGCTGCAAGAGTTCTCATTTGGCTGGCTTTATTGAGAACGCCTTACAGGTCTTGTTGAGAATCATTTGCAACAGCGTGGGGATTATTGAGAATCAGTCGCGATAGACTTACCGAAAGCCTGCGCGGGTCAGCTCTGCCTGTAGCTGCCGCCGGATCTCACCAGGCCACGCCCTTTCAGTGCTCCGCTGCAGGTCGCCACGTAGGTCATACGTGCTGTTGCGCAGCTTCGGCTGAGGTTCCAATGTGAACCGCATTTTCGTGCCTTGAAAGCTCCCGTAGCGTCCTTTGCCGGGCTTTCCCGTCCGCTCAAAGATCCCCATACGACCGCTGGAGCCTTTGATCGGGATGATAAAGAACCGAGACCCTGCCGTGCGGTTGAACTGCTTCCCATCGCGGATGACGCTGGCACTACTCAGCGCCTTGCTAAATGCCGCACGGGTGACGTTGCCATGAGCATCCTTCCGCTGTGCAGGTGTTGGCACGATCGTCAGCCCTGATGCGTTAGCGACGCCTGCTGCCTTGAGGTCCACGCCTTTAGTTTGTGGCCTGCCGCCTTTGGTGAGCACGCTGATGTAGCGGCCTGCGGCACGTGGCCGATCAGACCGCAGGCCAACCTCGGCTGTGAGGTTGGTAGGTGTTGGTCGTTGGGTGTAGGTCCCACCGATTGTCCAGCGGGTGGCGCCACCTTCAATGGGTCCGCCTGATCTTTTCCCCAGGTCTTGTTTCAGGCTGGTTTCAGCGCTGCGGATGGTGGCTGCCATTGCCCTACCGGTAGCGAAGCGCAAGTTTTTTTCTTTCAACATCTCCATTCCACTGATGGTGCTATCGAGGCCGGTTGTATCTATCGTGATTACGAGCATGATTGAAACCCCGCTGCAGGCGGGGCGGATGTCCCATGTGGCGCCAGGGTCAGTCTGAGTGGGGCTGAATTGGTTGTGCTGTAGCAGCGGGCGCAAGAATCGAGGCTGGGACTGGGTGCGGACGCAAGCGACCGAAGTGCGGACGCAATTTTTCTAGTCATACCAAGGGAGGACGCAAAAACAGGATTTTCTATCCCCCCCCTATATGCGCTAATGTTCGCCTTGTTACATTCCCGCTTTGATTTTTTCTGATTGATTTTTTTATGTGATTTGCGTCCAAAAGGTAAAAAGCTAGACAGGGACAGGGATATTGCGTCCGCAACTAGCGTCCGCAGTTGCGTCCACACGGACGCTAGTTGCGTCCAAATCAAAGCCAGCTGTCCAGCTT